TACTGTTCAGCACATATGGCACGTCCCAGCGGCCCCAAATAAGGCTGCCAAATATGCCGAATATCCCTTGCCTTAATTTCGATATTTCCCCGACGGCTTTTTTTAGCCATCTTTGTTTAGCCATATAATTTCGCCCCTCTCAATAGCTCCGCACCGTGCATGTTATACCCAACCATATCATCTTCCAATGCGTAACGGGTCGCATCAATAGAGTGATCGTCTTTGTCTGGAAATTTGTTTTTGACTATTCCGTTTCTATCCGTTTCCAATGAGTAATTGATAAATTCCTTTGCGGCTAATGGACAACGCTGAGGGTCAATGATAATAGCCTCAAGGTCTTGTAACCATTTGATTCCGAACTCAACCGAACCCGGGCCTTTTTTTGCAGCGGTTACCCTGATGCCGTAACTTCTTAACTCATCAATGGATTTCGGTTCTGCGCTATCTGCAACGGTGATTACATCGTTATATTTTTGAATTTTCATCCATAATAGACGATTGGATAAGTTCAATCCAGCAACCTCTGCAAATAAGTATAACCGACGTCTTGTACTATCATAATGCAAACGTTCAAAGCAAGCCGGGTGAGCTGCATAACCAAAATCCAATCCCTGACGTATTCGGTCAAACCATGCAATCTGTTCATCGGTAATGGTTTCAAGTATTACATTAGTGAATACTTCCAAGCCTGTCCCGACTTCTTCTCCGAGATATTCGTGGCGATATGTAAGCTCTTTCGTTTTCTTTAAGTGCTCTGCTTCAGCTAAAAATCTTTCACCCAACCAATGTTTCGGTACGTCCAAATATGTTGAGTGATGCACTCGTTTACCCGGTTTCGGTATTTTCACCTCTTGGTTCACCCATGAACGGGATGATTTGGGAGGGTTGTATGAGAAAAATACAGCCCGCTTTTGGTCTCCGCCTCTGAATACTGATTGCAGGATGTTTCGTATTTCTTCCATGGAACCGAATTGGTCAAGCTCTTCAAACCATGCATACTTGATATATCCATGTCCCAAGTTGATTGATTTTAACTTTGAGGGCTTGTCTGCTCCACGAAAGATAATACGTTGCCCAGTGGGCAGGTAAATGATCTGCATCGGGCTAACTTGCACGTGGAACAGATGACCCATATTCATCTTTGCAATTACCCACTCAAACTGACCAATGACTGAATCCCGGAGTTCATTTTGATAACGCCGGAAAACTACTGCGTTTGCATCCGGGTCTCTTAACATTCCTAGAATTATTTCAATACTGATAAAAGTGGATTTGGTTGAACCGCGTCCTCCTTTGAGCCAATATTCATCATACTGTTCCTCTTTTAGCTCCCTGTGCACTTCATAAAAAGATGGAGCAATTAATTCCGAAAGCTTGATATCTACCACCGGAGGCGTCATCATATGCATCATTCCTCGATTTCATTATTGGTCTCCATTGCATCATCTTTCGAATCACTTAAGTCATCCACTATCCTTACCACTGCATCGGCTGTAATGTTCAATTTATCGTTGAATAATCCTAAATGTTTACCAAGCAACTCTAATGCACGAATTTTATCATGCAACTTTATTTCCCGTTCTACTCCAAAACCTTCTTTGGTGGGGATTCTTTTTACCCGGATGGAGGATATCGCCGCAGTATCTTCTCGTACGGCGCCGTCGCATAATGATGCATCGTGGGAATTGACTACATCCGTTGGATTGATGAAGGCTATTTTTGCAAGTTCCTGAATCACCCTATCCTGAGTTACCTTCGTCCGCTGTTCCCTTTCGTACATAGCCAATTTGATAGCGTGTTTCACTTTGGGGTTCTTTAATAAACAATGCGCCTGAAACTCCGCATTTTTTACGCTGTATCCCGCCCTTATAGCTGCCTGGGAGGCATTAAGGTCTATTAGGTATTCCTGCACAAATAAATATTGTTTTGGAGCGAGTTTTAAACTATCTAATATAGACTTTGACGGGCTAGGTAGCAATGCTTTTTGTTTCCGGTTTTGATTTTTTGTTTTTGTATTGTTACTATTACTGAATTTGGTACGAGTTAAACCTTTCCTAGACATAAATTCCACCTTAATTCGATTTTTATAAGCCAAAAAAAATAATGCCTAAACTAGGCATCTAGAAACAAAATACTTTTTCTATTCCAACTGTATTATGCATTTTAGAAAGGGATAAGGGAGGGAAGGATTGATTATTTATATACAATGTCTGCTTTCTTTTTGTCAATGATAAGATTGGTCGCATTATATGGAGTAAGGTCAAGTACGTTGAAAGCGTTCCTGCGGCTCAAACGTTCTTCTTTCTTTCTTCGTCGTCCGAGTTCTCGAAGCTCCCTCCGAAAACCTTTTTTGTCAAAATTCCCGCTTTCATCAATAAAATCCTTTAAATTTGCCAAAAGAGTACCCTCCCGATGGCTGGCACCGCTTTTTAAGCAGTCGAATCAGTCATGGCGGTTAAAAGCCGTTCCAAAAGATTTTCTGTCAATATTATTATAACAGAAACTGTCCAGCCGAGTAAAGTTTTTTTGGAAAAAAAATTGAATAAAGTCAAAAAATTTTTTCAATGGGGTATTGACTCGTATATGGCTTTGCCTATATCCCGTATGTCTAAGGCCATAGACTCCCCTCCCGCAAAAGAAAAAGGCACTCCGATTGTCTCGAAGCGCCTCCGGCATCTCCGGTCAGCTCCGATATTCATTTGTCTCGCATTTTCTATTGAATGTTCATTAATTTAAGCCACAATTAAATGTTTCTAATAATTCAGGTATTTCCATTAACAGTTCACAATAAGTAGTATCATCTTTTTCTGCTCTATCTAAATACTTTCTTAACTCTTTAATGAGCAATTGTTTTTGAACATCCATTTTAAATACACCCCCTTCCTCCATAGACTATCCCTCCTGCTGGCACTCGGTGCACATATCTTCCCATTCGCCCTTATGTTTCTGGCTTTTCCAGCCGTTCATTTTTTTGTGTTCTACTGCATCATAGAACCAGGATATATCTATCCTCGATTTTACATATCATTGTTCTCCTTCCTTCCGACTCAAACAGCATCTCGTATATGTGACTTGATTTTAACGAGTCTCCACAACGCGTTCTCTATTTCACATATAATGGCCTGCTGCTCAAGGAGATTTAGTCTTTCAATTTCTTCCATTGTAAGGATGCTTACCAAATTGTTGATACAGTCTTTCTCGTCTAGGACTATATCGAGTGCTTTTTTAAGATTATTGACTTCCTCCCATGTTTGGTAATAATAATAATTTTGCATTATTCTTGACCTCACTTTCTTTCTTAAAAATCCCGTTCACCATACCTAATTTGTTTTATCTAAATTTCTTTCTTGTTTTCTTATCCCTGATTTCGATTCTGCTAATAAGTTCAAATCCAGCCCAATCAATGATGAACTTTAAAACATTTATCAGATTGTGAACCTTTTTATCAAGTTTCTGTTTCCTCTTTGATGACGTTGCCAATTGCTTCATAAGCTGTTGGGTCAGCACATCCGCTTTGATTATACTTTGGATTTCCCTTGTCGCCCATCAAACCACACCTTCAATATCATCAAATACAACTGGAATTTTTGCCTTCAACTCCTTCAACAATAAATTGGCAACTTCCCGCATTTGTGGGTGGGCTGCTGAGGATGTTCTCAACTTCAAGAAATGTCGCCACTCTCTAATATTGGCAGTCATCACAAGTTCGGTTTTCAAACTGTTTGGCAGAACCGCTCTTGCTTCTTCAGGTTTGCATCCCCAGTCTAACATTTTGAAATACATTTGTTCAGCAACTAAACAAGCCCTTTCCCAAAGGTTATAACCTTCCGTTCCAGGAACTAAAAAGCAAGGTTCAATTACGGTTATTTCACTGCCAAAATCATCTTTGCTGTAATTACAATACCTGGTGGATTCCTGTGAATAACTTGCTATTCTATGACGAACAATTTCATGAGATATTCCCCTGTCACAAATAAATTTTACTGTAAAGCTGAAGTGTTCCAATACTGATTCATGACCTCTATTGATTATGTTTTGAATGAATCTATATGGTGAAGCATCATTCATTTTATGCTCTGACTTATAACAAACCCTTCCGCATCTTTCAAGTTTTCTGATTACATCCAGTCCATCAAAGGAATCTATGATTTCAACACTTGGTTTAATAACTTTCATGCTTTTAGTCTCCTTTCATGACGCAATCTCTTGAAGGGAAGGGGATTAACCCTTCCCTATTCATCAAAATTCATCAAACATCCCCTCCATGTCCTCTAAGTCCTCTAATGAGGAAATTAATCCATCAAAATCCTCGTCCTCACCTAGTACGGAGGCAAGCGCGTAGACCGTGTCAAGCGGTACGCAATAGTCTTCCGCCAGACATTCCAAATAATCTTTCCTGTTCTTATATCCTTTCTTTTGGTAAATATTCTCTTCCATTTTTTATTTCCTCCTTATTGTTTTTATTTCCTCTTCCTATTATTATATATAACCTAAAGAGAAAAGTCAATAAGGAAAATCTTAAAATTTTTTTTTAAAAACTTTTATAAAACTTTAACATTGCTTACACCACTCTTCTGGTACACGTGAAAAACCTTATCTGCATTAGCGATTATATCCTCCCGGGAAACTCGCTCATCACTTATCATTATGATTTGCAATCCTAATTTATGGCTAATTTCCTGGATGATTGCTAAGGCTCTGCGATTTGCTATCTCGCCTTTTAGTTGAGAAAATGGCTCATCTAATAGCAGTAAAGGTCGGATTTTCTTGTCCCGTCTCATTGACCAATAGGCTATCCGTAAAGCTAATGACGCAACGTCTATCGTCCCGCCACCGGCATTACCTAGCGGGGAAAATTCCATATCTCCTTTCACGAACAATATTTCAGCCTCAGTTCTTCCCCGTTTTTCTTGGAAGTTTACCTTCAATTTGTATGGATTGTCGAATACTGCTTCCATTGCTAGGCTTACTTGCTCAGCCAAATGATATTCCAACTGTTTTTGTGTAAGTAATCCTACCTGCTTTACAATTTCCAACGCTCGCTCGTATCTTATGAGCGTCCGTTTATCTTCCCGAATTTTATCCTTCAGGCCATCTATGGTTTTCTGAAGTTGGTCACGTTGTCCTTTTAGGTATTCCAACTTGTTTCGCAATTGCTTAATTTTTGAATGCATAAATATCATTCCTTCTAAACTTAATTTCTCTCATTTCCTCATTTTCTCTTCTTCTAAACACCTCCTACAGCGGTTATGGTCCGAAAAATATGGCCAAAGATGATCTTTTTGGTCTCCGGTCCGAAGTCTACTTCCGCAAATATCACAACGAAGCTCCATGCCAATTTCTGTCTCCCAAAACTCGATGCTTTTTGCTGTCAATCTATCCGGCGAAGTGATATGGCCAGCAACTTTTCCATTTTTATCATAAATTAATCCACCCATATTCAATACCTCGCTTTCTTCATCTTCCTCAAATGACAACAGTAATTACAATGGATCGGTTGAGTACACGCGACCTCTTTGACGCTATATTGTTTTATAACTGGGCAGATTTTTCTGTTTGTTGCCATTTCACGCCTCCTTATATGCCTTCAGAAACTCCACCGGATTTTCAGGCAGAAAACCGCCGTTGACGTAAGTTTCAATGATTGCTATTGCTCGTTCTAGGGTTTCGATTAATTCGTTCACTTCGTCGTCCGGCATCTCCAGCTCCAATATCGCTTTAGGCATCGTGTTCGACCTCGCTTTCCTTTCTTAAAATCTTTTCAAAATAAAACTTTCCGTCCCAAGGTTCTATTTTTATAACTCCGTAATTCTCTGCAACTTCGCAAAGGTATATATCTCTTATCTTTGTATGTAGTTTAAGTATCAATTCCCTATATCTTTCGATGCTTCTTGCCCTTTTGTAATGATTGCACTTGCGGCATGAAGGGTTTAGATTTTCTATTTGGTCAGCCACTTTTTTATCTATATATAACCTTTGCGGCTCTATATGGTCTACCTGCATATCCTTGTACTCTATCTTTTTGCCGCAGTACGCACAGTGACCGCCGTATTTGTTGTATACCTGCATCCTTTTAGCCTTTGTCAACATTTCCGACTCCTATCGCCTTATCTATTTCTAAAATTGCTTCATGCATTTCAATACAAGCATCTTCCTCAGGTGTATTATCAAAATATTTGCAGTGTACCTTAGACTTGCATTTTCATCTTTCAACTGCTCATTCTCCTGCTGCAAGGCTTCCCTCCTTCAGCAGTTTGGTTTGGACTTCGCAGTTTTTGATACAATTTCCGTTTAAAGATACTTTGTATTTTAGGCAAAAATCCGGTTGAGGGTCTGATGTTTTGCTTCCTTCCCACGCAGGGACATAATATTCACAATCAATCATCCTCCTCCCCTCCTTCCATCAGTCCCTCGATTTGTTCAATTTGTTCTTCAATAGATTCCCTTATTTCCTCCAACTCTTTCTCCATCTGAGGTATCATTTCTTCTGCCTCTTCGAGACTATTCACCCCCAATTCCTTCAGTTGGTTCATGAGGCTTTTTAGCTCACCTTGTAACTCTAACCTTTTTGCTTTCTTCTCTTCCAGTTCTTCCTTTATTTTGAGTAATCGTCTCCCTAGTCTGTCCGCTCCATTGCTTTCCATATAATTTCCCTCACTTTCTTAGGTACATTATTTTCCTCGAAGAATATTTCTAGGTTATGTTTGAAAGACAAGCCCATTTCAAAATCTTTATTCATCCGCTCTATGTAGGCTTGAATCCTTTCGTCTTTTTGAGCCTTTTCTTCGATGTGCTCTCGACTAATAACATTTTTCTCAATCGGAAAATCTACATCCCTTACAGTATTATCGGTTGCATAGTAAAGATAACATTGCGGTCGGAAATCATCTTGGTCAGCTGTTATCCTCATCACGCTTCCCGGATTGATTAATATACTCCCGTTCTCGATAACTGCAAATCTTTGGTGATTATCTCCAGTGAGTATAAGGTCAAAATATTTCCCATAACGTTCTAACAATTCATTGACTGTACTATCGCTTTTACTCCAGGAAGGTCTTTTATCCCATACCAATGTATGTAACAGTAGGATTTTCCGCGTTCCCTTGGGAAAATCAATCTTGTCAGGTTCAAATTCGTCTAGTTTTCCAAATGGAACGCCAACAATGAATAAATTGTTCTCAATGGTAGAGTTTTTCCAATCCTTGATAACTTGTGCTTTCCCAACGGAATCCATTAGTCCAAGCCCTGATTTGTAGTATTCCTCCAATGAGTGTCCCGGTAGGTCATGCTGACCGGGGATACAGATGAACGGCTCAGGCAAGTATCTGTAAGCGAATGAACATAACCACGGGCTAGCCTTCCAATAGTCAAATACATCCCCAGCGCATAGGATTGGACAGTTGTTGTTTTCCTTCGACAATTTTTTCAAAAATTCCAGTTTTCGTTTCTGAGCCTCTATGTAGTCATCCATCCGGGAAACTGGGGTTTTATCGGTCAAATGTAAATCGGATATTAGGATCGCATCAGCCGCCCTAGCCTTCCTTGTCCTTTTCATAGATTCCATTTCTCCTCTGTTTTTTATTTCTTTTTGCTCTCATTGTAACACTCAATTGCATACTGCCGAATTGGGTGAGAGTTTATTCCTAGCAGAAAGCACAAGTCATCAAACCATTCAGACATAACGAAACGATAAGCACTGCGTTTGTAGTATTCCTTTTCATTTTTTTGATCTGTTACTCTTTTACTATCGTAGGGGCTTACTTCAATCTCACTGTCTGGTACAGTCAAGTCTTTCATCGTTATTGCCAACATTGCAACAATAAGCCCTTTGTAACCAGACAATTCGGAGGACTTTTTGGCATAAAGCATCGTTTGGTCGGTCTCGTTTTTCTCCATAAATGACCTCTCCCTTATCGGGTTTACTTCCTGATTTTCGCTCCGCACAAAGGACATTCGTCGGGGCAAAGTTTTCTAAATTCCTTCTCCAGTTGGGATATTTCCCGTTCAATCCTCTGGATGGATTGATTCAAGGATGTAACACTTCCTATTAGGCGTTTTAGGTTAGACAGCGTCTGTTGTTTTGTCTGATATTTTTGATATTCATCATAGGTTTTCTGAACCAACGTGAAGCAATCATCAATGTATTGAGTTGATTTTAGGTACGCTTTCCGAATTTTGACCTTATGAGCTATCTGCTCCAGCTGGTCTAACCGTTTCCTCTGTTCTTCGTAATCGTTATACCCGCTTAAAATTTGTTCAAATTTTTGGGTAATTTGTTGGATATTTTTTGTTTTTTCTAGCTCGACATGTAGCCGTCTTACCCCGGAAACTAACTGCGTCAATTTGGTCAGTTTTTGTTCGTGTTTCTCCAGTTCTTTTTCTGCTTCTTCAACTCGCTCTAGCTTTTCCCCCAATTCTGGAAGGTTATCATACTGTTTAATTTGCTCCTCGTAATCTTTGAGCTTTCCTTCATTGAACTTTATATTGTTGGAAATCTTCTGGTATTCGCCTCTCAAGTTCGATATGGTATAATCTATATCATCGATTGAAGCCGCTTTATTCAACAACCTTGCAGCTTCTCCCGGAGAAACTGCAAGAAGGAAGGGAACATCCATCTGACTTTGAATATTCGCTTCGTCCATTCGTAAGATTTCGCTGACCTGTTCCGGGACTTCTGAACCAAAAGCTGTAAGAGGTTTTCCATTGATTACATATACATTTCTTGTCGCTGTTTTGATTCTCTCAATCGTATCTCCTTCAGCAGTATATATTGCAACTCTCGTATCCCCTCCCCAATCGGAACGGAAGGTATCACCCAATGGCCTGTTTGTAATAACCCAGTTAATTGCTCTAAATATAGCAGATTTTCCAGCGTCAGATTCTCCGATAACCACGTTTGTACCGGGGACAAATTCAAGAACAGTATTTTTATGAGACTGGAAGTTTTCAATTTCTACCTTTATAATCATGTTTCAATCTTCCTTTTTAACCACTCCAAAATTTCTTGTCCCGAGATTTGAAATCCCTTTTCTGGTTGTTTTGCAATAAAATCCCATTTGAAATCTTGATAAAAGGTATCCGCAACCTTAATTCCAACGAAATCCGCAAGGATACTCCTAGCCAAGTCAGATGGTCCGCTTCCACCATAACACCATTCCATCCCAGTAGGGCTATGATAGACAATATGTCTGAGCGGTCTAGTTCCCTTTTCGTCAGAGACTGTTATGGTATTTTCATCCTCCCCGCGAATCGCAGTGTAGACTTTCGCCGGATTGACCTTTTCAAGGTCTTCAGGCATTACAAATCCGTGAAATTTAGGAGGTAAAACATCATTACCTTCAGCGACTTTTTGTTTGCTTGTCTTTCTGATTTTCATTCTCTGTCTGGCCGAGCAAATCGGTCCCACTCCCATCCTAATGGAGACTGGGTCACTGAGCCGTCTCCCACATATCTGACATTTTACAAACATCTTCCACCCCTCACTCTTCAACCTCCAATCTTCCCGATTCTCGTAGGTAAGGCTGAACGATTTCAAAAAACCGCTCCGCATCCATAACCACTACGGGCTCCATCCTACTTTTCTTACAAATCAACAACCAATCCGTTCCTTCCTCCCGATTCTCCTTTGCTTGTTTTATCCAACTAGGAAGTGACCAACTTTCCTGCCATTTACACTCTATCGAGAAGGGAAAGCGTCTTTTTGCCTCTCCCACCAGTCTTACATCTGTCCCGGATAGACCCATTTCTCGGGAGGCTATCATTTCGTCCTTTCCCCAAGGAATTCCGAGAAGTTCAGAAATCTTTTCGCACACCCACTGTTGTAATCTTCTTCCTTTCACCTTCGCGGATGAAATTTTGATTTTCTTTTTCTTCTCCATAATTTCCTCACTCCCGTCAATTCAGCATCTTTACTAACGCACGTCTTCTCCCAAACTGAAACGCTTCAGCTTGAGTCTGTACTGCTATGTCAATGCATCCTCTACCTATAGCCGCTCCCCTGTCTTGGACAATTCTTTTCCCAATTCCTTTTATATATAATTCTGTCCCAAACGGCAATTCTTTTCCTGCGGCCACTGTTACTCCCGGGACTACAGGAGCCCCCGATGCTGTAATTCTTGAGTCTCCTTCATAGCACATTCCTTCCTTCGCATTCGGGTCTAGTGGGGCGTACGCAGTAGCCTCGTATACTGACCACTTGTTCAGTTCGTCCTCTATCTTATTTAGGTATGTTTCGATGTCGTTTAACTTCGCTTCTATTCTTTGTATTTCTTCTTGGAGTTTTTGTTGAGTGAAGGAAATTTCCTGAACAGCGTGCCCTAGGCGGACGAATTGGATGAAAGGTATTAAGATGAGAAGATATACCAAAAGAATTAATATGATGCGGCGTTCCAATATCTTCATCTGCGTTCCTCCTCTCCTATGTACTCATTTATCAAAAAACCTTTGGCTTTCTCTTTTCTTGGAATCCTTCCTCAATCTCATTCCAAAGTTCAATGACAGCGTTTTTCAACTCCTGTTCAAGGTTTTCCTCTTCAACTATCTGAATTGAACGTTCCAACGCCCTATCCAGCTTCAGATCCTTAATGGTGTAAACAGTGCTTCCTGTGTTTTGTTTCAAGAATCTCAAGTTGGCTCTGATATCATCAATTCCGTAATCGAACAAAATATACACTTCAGCAGACCGGTAAGGCTTCCATACAGATGATTTGAATACCTCTATTTCAGTATGGACGCCTACCACTCTTTCGTGTTCTTTGCCTTTGATTTTCTTTTTCTCTTTTATCTTTTGCGGGGAGCTAAAACGTAACCTCAAACTGGAATAAAATCCAATCGCCTCGCCGCCGGGGCTTTTATATCTCATCCCGTAAGGTCCCGCGTCTAGGTTTTGGCGAATTTGGTTGGAACAAACCATGAGGATATTCCTTTGGGTGATAATTCGGCAAGTTTTTCGCAATTCCTCCGAGAATTCCTTAGCCCGCCTCATCCCCATCTTGTCCCCTTCTTCCATCTCCATATCAGTGGACAAGGCGGCAAGAGAATCAGCGAATACTCCGTAAATAGTTCCTTTCTCAGCCTCTTCCTGAGAGACCCAATCACGGACGCTTTGAAATACTTCAGGGACTGTATTGGGAATGGTGTATTCAATTTCTCCGGTATCCAGTCCAAATATTCTAGCAAACTGTTTATTTAAACGAGCTTCCGGATCATGGAACATAACTTTTCCGCCTAATCGTTGTAAATTAGCAGCTAATTGGCTTAACAATACGGTTTTTCCAGCTCCAGAAGGCCCAAATATCTCCACCAGAATTCCAAGAGGGATTCCTCCCTCTCGGAACCTGCCTCCGCTAATAGCAAGGTCTAATAAAGTGGAGCCAGTGGAGACTGTGATGCCTGTCCCATCGTATTGAGATTTTTCTTCGGGTTCTTTTGCCAATTTTTCCTCAACCTGTTCGCTCAATTTTCTCCTTTTCATTGTCTCACCCCTACTGATTATTCACTCTCTGATGCTTCCAGACATTTTTCCCAAACTTCGCAATTATCGCAATCGTCATAACTGTCATTATC